TGGAATGGCTTTGCGAGGCGGAGTGAAGCAAGTCGAGTCGTTGCGAAGCGATGCTGGGCGAGGCCAGGCAAGGTTACCAATTTCACGCGGCGTGGCAGTGCGGTCGGAGGCGATTCGCTGCGCGGCATGGCGGTACGAGGCCTGGCTTGGCGCTGCACGGCATGGCCAGGCGTCGCTTGGCAAGGCTGGGCAAGGACCGGCTCGGCGCGGCAAGGCGAGGCATGGCGAGGTTCCAATTTTCGAGTCGTGGCTATGCCTTGCGAGGCATGGCGCTGCACGGCTGGGCGAAGCGTTGCTCCGCCGATGCGGGGCGCTGCACGGCATGGCGATGCATGGCATGTCACAGCGCGGCAAGGCAGGGTTACCACTTTCTCGAGGCGAAGCATGGCCTGGCTCGGCGCGGCGCGGCATGGCTCGGCGCGGCTCATCGGTGCGAGGCCGAGCCGGGCGAGGCGAAGCGCGGTCTGGCCGGGCATGGCAAGGTTCCACTTTCAAAGGCAGGTCGAGGCATGGCTGGGCGAAGCGATGCGAGGCTTTGCGGAGCATGGTATGGCCAGGCAAGGCAAGGTCCAACTTTCTCAAGGCATGGCCGGGCACGGAAGTGCCGTGCCGGGCATGGCTTGGCAAGGCGTGTCAGGTCTCAGCAAGGCAAGGCTCTTAACACTCACACAATGAGAACAGGTCAAATCATCGAATACAAAGGGTGGGATTCAAACGGTTGCTCGAGCTTCCGTAAACGAACCAATCAAAAAGCCACACCAGAGTCATTAGCCAAAGACTGGTTCAAGCAATTCGATGACGAATTCCACATAGCATTTCCGGGAGATACAAAGTTTTCCCAGTTAGTAAACATCAAAACATCAACACATTGAAAACGTTCACCGCAACAATCCAGGGTTTATCGTCCCTGATCCAACACCGCTTCAGCGAGTCCGCCGAAGCGCGATCCTCAACCCGCGCCGCCGTCGTCGAAGAGCGTATCCCACGCGACGAAGCCGAGAAGTGCTCCTATCGCATGAAAGACGGCACCTGCTATCACCCAGGTGCATCCATAGCACGACTACTGCGAGAGGCGGGCGGAAATCACAAACTCGTCGGAACGAGAAAATCTGCCAAATACTCAGTCCCAGCCGCGGTTATCGTTAATGAAGAAATTTTAGTTCTTACAAACGGAGACGGAAAAACACCGATCAAAGATTTCGAGGTTGATTCCCGTCCTGTAGTCATCCCAGCAACCAAGGGTCGAGTGATGCGTCACCGCCCGCGGCACGACTGCTGGAGCACTAAATTCACATTGGAGATCAATGAGAAGATTCTGCCGACGGATTTTGTTCACAAACTTTTAGTTGAGGGTGGACAGCAACTCGGGCTTGGCGATTTCCGCCCTGAAAAAGGCGGACCGTTCGGAAGGTTTAGCGTCGTTTCCTGGAAGGAACTTCCGAAGAAATAATTTTGGCTCGGCGTGACATGGCGATGCTGGGCAATGCGAGTCTTGGCAAGGCAAGGCTATGCAATTCGAGGCAAGGTTCCAACTTTGGTTAGTGTCATGATCTACGAGGCGAGGTTCCAATTTTTAGCGGCAGGGCCAGGAGGGTCGGGTCTAGGCACGTCCGGGCTCGGCACGGCTCGGCCCGGCGGGGCGAGGTTCCAATTTTTCAGTGCGCGGCTGTGCATGGAAGTGCCGTGCGGTGCATGGCATGGCCCGGCTTGGCTTGGCAAGGCTTGGCCCGGCGGGGCGGGTCCCGGCGAGGCGAGGTTCCACTTTTTCAGTGCATGGCGAGTTGCTGCAAGGGTTGGCAAGGCAGGGTCTGGCGTTGCCCGGCCGGTCACGGCTGGTCCCGGCGGTGCTGGGCCGGGCATGGTGAGGTACGGCGTGTCCGGGCATGGCAAGGCGAGGCTTTTAACACAACACAAACACACAACATGAGACTGATTTTTGACCTAGAGTGCGGACCATTACCTCGAGAGGTAATCGAACCGTTGTTCGAACCATTCGAGCCAAATAGTGGCTGGAAAGATCCGGTGAAGATTGAACGTGCTCGTCTGGAGTACATAGAGGATTGCATCGACCGTGCCGCGTTGAACCCGCTCACGGGGCAGATATTGTGCATCGGTCTCCAGGAAGACGACGAACCACCTTGGGTGCTTATCGAGGATACCGAAGCGGAACTAATTGAGGAGTTTTGGAAAATTACTGGTCTCAGGCAGGTTACTCACCAGCTTGTGGGGTTCGACTCGAATCGCTTCGACCTGCCGTACCTCGTGCGGCGTTCGTGGATTCTTGGGATTGGCGTACCTAAGTGGCTGAGGAAAGGACGGTACTGGACGGATCAGGCCATCGACTTACGCGAGATTTGGCAGATGGGCGACAAGTCGGCTAAGGGTAGCTTGAACAGTATTTGCACTGCGTTGGGGCTTGGGTCGAAGACGGAGGAGAGCGGAAAGGATTTCCACCGGTGGTGGAAGGATGACCGGCCTAAGGCGGTGGCATACTCGCTGCAAGAGATACACCTTACCAGTGCCCTAGCACGAAGGCTTGGCGTATGAGCAAAGGTAAAACGTTCCTTCTCTACGTGGTTTCCTTGGCCATATTTGGGGAGCTGTTGATGTCCTTTAAGGACAAACGGGACATCCAAAGACTCGAAAAGGTTTTGGACTACCACACCAAAACCATCCAGTTACAAAATCAAACACTGAGTATCTTAGTCGGAAGGACAAATTCACCATGATAAATCGTAACCCCATTAAAGAACGAGAACGAATGGCCATTGGGATGGTTGAACAGGCTGGATGCCCTATTTCGGCTCCCATTGCCGAAAGATTTTATCCAGAGCTGAAGTTACAATGGACGTTCAACGGAACCTATTTCGCTTTGGAGCAATGGCGTCCAGAAGATGGATGGGTTGAAGTGCCAGTGGTGAAAGTAGGCGGAGCAATCTAATGCCACGATTCACCGAAGCTGATTACCAAGCGTTCCTGGCCAGGAGTTTTAAGGACAAAAAACATGAAGCACCATGCGAAAATGAAAAGCGGCGTGGCTGGGTCTGCTTCTCCTCGAGGATGGAAAGAAGGAGAACGCCGCGAACTTCAGTACGAAGGCAAAGGCATCGGCATGTTCGTGACGTGGAAAGACGGTTGGTGGTATTTTACGGGTGAATCGAGATATGGAGTCCACGGAGTGATGCATGCGTGGTTGGTTAATCATCCCAAAATCGCCACCGGTGAGATTGGAGAATGGAAACTCCGCTTCAGCTTCCTCAAATGGGAATGGAAGGCGAGACCGGCCATCATGAAGCGATTGGGGGTGTGAATGCCACGATTCACCGAAGCTGATTACAAAGCGTTCCTAGCCCGTAGTTTCAAAGACACAAAACATGCTGCACCATACGAGGATGAAGGAAAACTCCAGCAAGAAATCCGCGAGGATGTTCAAAGGCGCGGATGGATTTGCTTCTACTCCCGAATGGATGTCCCAGCCACAACCAGAATCGGAACCCCAGACTTCATCATTGGAATGGACGGCGGACGCACGCTCTATGTTGAGTGCAAAAGTAAGAACGGAAAGGTCGAAGACGAACAAGCCGCGACGATTGCTTGGCTTCGTAAGCTGGGTCATCGGGTGGTGGTCGTCGCGTCGATGAAGGAATACCTTGAATCACTGAAATGAAAATCGTCACAACTAGTTCAGAGTTTGAGTGGATTTGTGCGAAGGCAAACGCAGCACGACACAATTGTTTGACCGGTGAGGAACGTGGTCAAATTCTCCCAGAGCGACAGTATCAGGCGTGGTGTATCTACTCCTCGAAGTATCCCGAGCAAGCGCATGCTTTCAGAGCGGCAGTGGCGGCGGTTCTCGGAGGCGGTGAACCAGACCCGAACCAGAAAGAATGGGAACTTTTATGAACTTCAACACACTGAAGGAAACGCCTCCTAAACCGTCGCGTTACATTCGCAAGCCCATTGCTAGGCCGCTTTATTCGAAGAACCCTGTGCTGGCTCGGGCCGAGGTGCAGGCGATACGTGCTCGCGGTTCGATTAACCTCGAGGAAGCTCGGGAGTTGGTGAAATACGGGCTCAAGAAAAAGCTCCTCAAGCTGCCATGAGAACTACCGACGTACTGCTTTCGCCGGCAATGGCTCGGGCTCGCGCTGAGGGTCGCAAGACGGTCACGCGGCGAATAGTCAAACATCAGCCTGACGTTTCGCCTCTCGTAGCCTGCGTGTACAAATCCAGGCGTAATCAGTGCCCCTACGGCAATCCGGAAAACCAGATTCGCTGGCTCACGACCTGGGCGGCTCCTTATTATTACGACCGTAACCGTCCGGTTGAAGTTTCAGCGACTCGTCCCCTTTGGTCTTATCATTTAAGCGACACTAAGCCTGAAGAGTTCGGGAAGTTACGTCCGGGACGATTCCTACCGGGTCATTTGCGATACAAAATGCCAGTTGACGAGGTTGTCTCGGTCCGAATCGAGAGGCTGCACGACATCACGGAGGATGACGCAATCAAGGAGGGCGTAAAGGCTCCGACTTGTGAAAAGTGCGGATATACTCTGTGGGACTGCAAAATCCAGATGGACCACAATTTGTGCGGAGAACCAACTCCATCCAGTGCGATTCCGGTTTTTAAGTCACTCTGGGAATCAATCAACGGCAAGGGCTCGTGGGCAGCCAATCCTTGGGTGTGGGTGCTCGAGTTCAAGCCAATCCAACCATGAACTTCACCTCTGACATACCAACGGAGCCGGGGGCGTACTGGTGGAAGCCTGATGAGGTAACAACTTATGCGGTAGTTATACATCTTGATAATTGGTTTGATTGGAAGGAATCGGCAAGAAAACGAGGCGGGCTCTGGTCCGAACCACTGGAACCCCGGAAGCCACGGTGCGTGTGGAAGCGAGTGACTACTTTGCATGTCGGGATACCATGGAAGTCTGGGTGTGGCATTTTGAAGGTAGTCATTAAGCCGTACACGTTCTGCCCCTTCTGCGGCGGTGAAATCGAAATCCAATGAGCGAAGCACCTAACGTCACTCAGTTCCCCGGCGTTGCCCGCGAGATCTATCGCCGCAGGAAAATGGAGGCTCGTAACGCCTATCGGTACGGGTCCGAAACTCTCGATGAGCTTGCCGACCGGTTCCAGGTGGAGAAAGCCGACCTGACGCGAATGTCTCGGGCCGAAGGCTGGCCAAGCCTTAGGAAGAAGACGCACGAAGACATGGCTCGAGCCCTCGAGGCGCGGGCGGCGGTGTCTCATGTCCATCGGAGGGTCAAGTTCCTGAACGATGGCTCGAGGATGATAGACAAGTTGGGTGACTTGATTAACAAGGATCTGGACCGCATCGCGGACGGTATGCCAAACGCGAACGGTATTCCTCCGACGTTAGCGGACGTTAAGGCAGTAACGGAGGCGCTAGCGAAGTGGGTGAAAGCCGGAAAGGATTTGTTACAAATTCCCGACGAAATAAACCTGCCGGCGAAGCGGAGGAGTACAGGGGACATCATCGACATCGAGCCCATGTCGCCGGCTGGGATGAACGACCCGTTTGCGATAGAGGCACCAGAAACTCCAGTCGCGCCGATCCAATGAATATCGAGCCTGCATCGGTCTTTGCGTTGGAGATGGCTAACACCGATCTCCGGCGAGAGAACGCAGATCTTCGCTACCAGCGCGACTACTGGAAGGACCAGGCCGCTACGAAGCAGAAACATATCGACGAACTCGACCGCATGGTTGCCGAAGAGTTGTCAGTCAACGCCGACCTTCGAAAACAACTCGCTAAGAAATGAAACGTTCCGAGCTTAACGCGCAGCTCTCCATCCTGGCGGAGATTCGGAGGATGCGATACAAGCCGACGATTAGTAACCTCAAACCAACCCCCTCGCCGTTCAGGGATACAGGCGGCACGATTTTGATGAGGATAGCGCGGGAGGATTGGGTAAAGATTATGGCTGCGGTCAAAGCAAGGAAACAGACGGCCGCGCAGGTGGTTCACTCGAGAGACTGGTAAACACTTATGACCAACACCAACGACACAGTAATTGTTATTTCAGGCGGCGGAGTAGGGGGAGCCAGTCCCGACATAGTTCCCGTCTACGGGCTGACCACAAACAAAATAACCGGTGGGGCTGGTGGTTCTGGCGCTACTTACAGTCAATGGCGCAGAGAACCCGTCGAGCGTGTTTCTACAATCTACACCAACATCACGATAGTTGGCGGACGCGGCGGTGACTACATCGACAATGGCGTGGGCGTGGGTGTTTTTGATGTGATTCACTTCTTCATCACGCTAGTCACGCTGATTTTGGTGCTACGCCTATCAATCAAGAGTGACGAGGAAGAGGCTCCAGAAGAGGAGGAAGAGACCGATGAAACCTAAGAACATCAATGACTCCATGAAGGCCTTCTTGAAGCACATGGAGGAGACAACTGAGAAGGCCAAGCAGGCTCACAAGTTTGAGCAGGTGCGCGAAGCCTGGCTCTCGCTCTGCGAATCGGATTACACCAACACCGAGGTGTACATCCGAGCCTTCGGCCGCGGCATTGCTGCACGCACCGAATCTCTGCCACCGTGTGGTGACGGGTCTCATGAGCGGATTAAGATCCTCTGGAACAAACGTCCCGCGGATTCCGACGAGGAGTGGCTGTCACCGCTGATTCGAGATTGGATTCTCGAGATCAACCAGGACGCGGTGGAGAAGTTCGGAGGCTGCTTAACGGCCTATGTGATGGGAGTTCCGTACCGCTTCAAGCCAGGCAAGAAACCCCAAAAGCTGTACAAATGAGGGAAACTAGGCATATATGCCCTGAAAAGGTTGATTATGAATGTAATCATGAAGCTCAAGAAGCGGAAGCGTCAGACGGTACAGCGGGCGGAGATGGTAGTCCCATTGAAGGACCGGACGCTTCAACTTGTCTGGAACCTCGGAATGAAGCCGGAGCACCTGGAGCTAGAGTGGGTGGAGGTGCCTCGTGAGTGACACAATTGATTGTCTTGGGCTGGAAATTGAGGAGTTGCAGAGGGAGAACGCTCAGTTGAAAGAGGAATTGGCTACGGTTATCGAGGAATGCAAAGACCTACGGGTGGAAAACCAACGGCTGTACAAGCGCCTAATCAGGTTGGAAGAGGCTGGAGTGCTATGGGCGGATGCCGCCAGCGTGAGGTTAAGCCGTGAGTGAACCATTCAAATGGTGGCTACTTCGTTCCAGAGATGCGTTCCTGATTCTGGAGCGACCCTTATCTTGCTGGGAATGGGCCTGTGCGGCTTGGCAGTGATTCGCCGATCATGAAAGAAATCAAAATCACCATTGATTGCTCAAAGAGAATGGACGTTCGCTTCGTTGAACTCACCCGAGGCAGCAACGAAGAAGAATGTGTCTCCAAGTTCATCAGCCGTGGCATGGTAAAGAACCTGGAGGCTTTGTGTGAGGAAGCGGGTGGACCGTCCTTAACGACGGAGATCCGAAAGCGTCTTGATCCAGGACCAACTCCAACTGCGGACCACTTCGGTAGTTAGTCACTCCTTCGGGTACGGATTCAGCCTCTTGGCGTCGTCAAGCGACACAAGGGGTTTTTCCTTACTGGCATGAATGAATTCTTGTTTAGTTTTGGAGGCTTTTAGGGCACTCCTGCAAAAAGGAGTTTAGTCTTCAGCTCCACCAGCCAGCAGCAACGCCAGAGGTGATTGTCGTCCTGAAACACCGATTCGCGTTCCTCGGGTTCCCAGAACAGTGATTTTACGATGGCCATTTCCTCGTCGGACGGTGAGGTAGAGTCTCCTGGAGAAGCAACCGACACATGGTCCCAGCCAGTATCCACTCCGTCGCGTGCAACCACGGAAAGAGACCTCCCGACCGCGGCGGATGGCGGAACGAGAAACATGGAGTACGGAGCCTGACGCTTGAACAGGTATTTATCTGGTGTTGTCATCGGTTGTCTGGGTGGTCGGACTTCGAAATGTCCAAGGAATCGACTACGGTGAGCTTCAGATTCTTGTACTTCTCCATCAGTTCTATCGGTTTCTCACCTCGTTCCAGGCGCTTGAACTCTCCCTCCCAGTAGCGTGTCCGGCATTTGCAACTGTGCAATTCGAGGAATACTGCGGTCGCCACTTCTTGCCAAGCATTTGGGACAAGAGTTGAAAGGCTTCCTCCTTTGTAGAGTTCAGCGCAGAAAATACGCTGCAACTCTTCGGCAATCTCTTGGGTGCCCATGTCGCTCAGCCTTTTGTCTTCGGTGTTCATCGGGTGTCGTAAAAGCGTTCATCTGGGTCGCCAAGGTCTGAATGAGCCCGGTTGATTTGGTCGCAGGGACAACCAGCCAAGACGCCATCGCATGGCCTGAACTCAGGGTCACATCGGCAGAACTTAACCATGGAATCGACAAACTGCTGGTATTCCTCTGTTTCGTAGGGGTTACAGTTCATGGCTCTAATTGCAGCCTTTCGGATGTCGCCGCTCCTAACGTTTTTTCGAACTGTTCTAGGCATTTTTCCATTCGTCGGACGTGAGCCCAGACTTCACTTACGGTCCGCTGCATCTCTTCCTGTTCTTCCTCGCCGCTGACGTAGTCGAGGATTTGGTTCCGCTGACGTTGCAGCAACACTTCTAGTGAGTCGTCTTTCATGCTTTTCTCCTCTCTTCGATCAGATTCCAGAGTGCAGTTCGGCACCCGTCACAAAGGCCTGCGTATCCGTTGATATCTTTGTTTGATTCACCTACGGCGCAGAGAAGGCACCTCGTGGTTTCATCGCGAGGCTTGGGAAGTATCAGAGGAGGGATTGAATCGTTGACAACCTCGATTCCAGAACACTGGCATGTCAGTTTCTCTCCATCGAAGACTACCGTCTTACTGCAAAACCCACATTTCCAAGCCAGTCTCATTTGGGTTTTCATGGCTTCACCTCAATCTCCCCGCCGCAGTCTGGGCAGAACTTGTTCTCCGGCTCCTCGTCGTAAATCGACCCACAGGTGCCCTTCCACATACCTCGCGTCCACCTGTCGTCGCATGGCTTCACGATGCACTTCGGCTTCTCTTCGAAGCGTCGGTTCCACTTGTCGATTGCTTCATTCACGGTGAACGAAATATCGTCACAAGTAGCCTTGCAGGCGGGGTTCTTGCAACGAACCCACTTGCGGTCATTACCTTCCACTCTCGCCTCTGTCCCGCAGAATGGACACGGCTTAATCGGTGGCATTCGGAAAACGATTTCTTCACTCATGGCTTCACCTCTTCCGCCGCGAATACTTCGACCAAGGTCTTGGGTTTTGGCTTGGTTTTCTTACCCGCCAGCTTCGCGAGCCGCTTCTTCTCCAGCAGTTCCAGCTTGAATTGGTGCCTGGCTTCGAGGTTCATCTTCCGTACAGTGTCCAAAATGGAATCCGCCACATTGACCTTCGTGAAAGGTGGCGCTGTGATCGAACCGAACGGCCGCCCAGTCTTCTTTATTGGATTAATTGTGTCTCCCATGTGCACAAAATAATTGGACAGATGAGATAAAGCAACTGATTGTTTGGACCGAACAACAAAACACCATGAAAAACACACTCACCACCATCGCTCTAAACGCCTCCAGGACGCATCCTGTTGGATTGACCACCATCTTGGCAGGGGTTGCCATTCTCGGCTCGCCTACGGCCAACGCTGGCTTGTTTGACGAGGAATCCTTTTATCAGACTGGCGGGACACTTCCTGCTTTTAGCTTCTGGAGCACGGGTCACAGTGCTCCCTTCGTTACCCCGAGCGGTATCTTCAGCTTCACTGCCTCGGTGTTTCAGACTCTCCCCGAGGACACGATCCAGTTCGAATACTACATCTCCGACCCGAACATCCTTCCCGTTCCGACCCCTTGGGAGACTGCCGAACAAACCTTTTGGGATGATGCCTTCGGCACGGGCGGGTTTCCCATCGACGGCCAGAACCCATACGTTCAAGACGGGACCATTGAAGCGAGCGGTTGGACGGCTCTTACCTTTGGGCCTTGGGTTCGAGTCTGGGCCATTAAAATCGAACTCTCGGATCTGACTTGGGAATGGGACGAAGCGCAGCAGGTCACCGTTTCTGGAGTAAATTGGGAATACACGGCTCAGCTTATCTTCGAGCAAGGCAACCCCAATGCGGTGCCGGATGGCGGCGGTAGCCTGGTGTTGCTCGGCTTTGGATTGCTTGGGCTGGCTGTCGTTCGTCGTTAAGCCTATGGCCTTCTTCGACGATCTTCAGCTCGACGTGTTGTCGGCTCCCATCGTTGGCGTTATCCCCGGCTTCTCCTTTTGGACGGCCGGCAATTCCTCCAGTTTTACCACGCCGACAGGGGTTTTCGCCCTAACTGCGAGGGTAAGACAGCCTTTGCCCGAGGATACGATTCAGTTCGAAGCCTACGTCACCTACGTGGATCGGGCCGCACCGCCCTACATCGACCCTTGGGCGAGCCACACAATCGAGCAGTACAACGATTACTTCCTTTGCGGTGGGTTCCCTGCTGATGGCGCGAACCCTTACACGCAGCAAGGTGCTTTCAAAGCCAGGGGAACCACCTCGTTGACTCTTGGCGAGCATGTTCGGACCTTTGCTGTCCTGTTGAACATCCAGCCGCCTACGTGGTCTTGGGACGGCGCACAGCTCTGTACGGTGAGCGACACCACGTTTGTTTATCGAGCGCAGTTGATCCACGAGGATAAGCCAGCGCCCTAAGGCTTGACGCGGCTGGTCCACGGCCGCAAGGTGTCCTCGTTAGGTGTTGTTGGTGTCTAGGTGTTTGAAGTAGGTTGTTTTGCGGTTTTGTTACTGTTCTCTGTTCAGCATACTGAGCCCCGGTTTCGCATGCCGGGGCTCTTTGCTTTTCAGATCCGCGGCACGCTAACGCTCCCGAGTTCCGCGAAGACTCCGAGGCGGCTACCACGCCCTAGTTTGTCCTGGTAGGAAAGAAAAAGCGCCGGCTCCGCCCTGGAACCGGCGCTCTGCTTGGGTCGTTGTTGGTTCAAATGGCTATCTCGGCTTTGGTCTCGATAACCGACCAGATAGTTGCGCCGGATCGCATGTCCACAACGCTTGCATTCCAGCCACTACTAACTTGCCACTTGGCCGCTTCGATTGCTTCGCGTTTGGTTGAGAACTCTTTCTTCATTCCTGTGAATTCGTTCGAGAGTAGTTTGTAGCGTAGGTATTTGTTTTTCATGGTCTCTTGTGTCTTTCTCTGCAAGTCGCGCAGTTCGATTGCGTAGCCGATTCGCTCGGCTTCCGTTAGGCGGTCGGGATTGTATCGCATGGTTCCTCCTGTACATCCCGAAGCACGTAGCCAGCGTCGCGCAGCAAGTCCGCGATTTGCTCCGTAGAATCAGAATTCCATTCGTTACGGTCTAGTACCGCGTGAATGGCATCGCAAAGTGCCTTGTAGTCTGTAGGCGCTTTCAGTGCGTCAAGCTTGTCGGAGTTCTCCTCTAGTAGCTGGTCGATTGCTTCGACATCGCTTTCCCATTCCGCGCTTGCGTAGCGAGCGTTAAGGGCTTTGCGCTCCTCCATCAGCGAAGCCTCCAAGGCAGCCGTGGCGTTCATGCTTCTACCTCCACGGAACGCGCGGAAATGGGGCCGGCGAGTTCCTTCGCTAGTTCGATGCTTCTCCAGTTCCTATACGCCTGCCAGCACTCCATTGAAGGCGTCCAACGGAAGCCAGAAGACTTCATCTTGGTGCGAATGTCTTCGGCTGGCTTACCTTTGAAGTGTAGCCGCACCCGATTGTCTTGGGGATTGTCTTCGAACCTTGCGTGTTCGCCCTCGAATTCCGTGGTTGGCTCTGCTTGGACGTTCCTAACGGTTTCGATGCGCTCTTTGATCCGGCGGATGTTCGCGCCATTATTTGTGAGCTTGTAATCAGGAAACCCGATTCGACCCACGAAGTCGGGCGTTAGAAGTGACTTCGCTTGATCTTCAGTCAAGCCAGTAGCCACCAAGGCAGCCACTCTTTCATCTTGACCTAGTTTGGAGGTGGCGCGGATGGCCTTGTTCGCGGCCTTCATCCTCTCCTGAAGTGTTTCCAGGTGCTTCAGTTCTGCTTCGAGGCGTTCCACTGCGTTGCTGTCGCTTGATAGTATTGGATCTCTGTAACTCATGTTTGTGTTGTTTTGGCCGTCACAATTAACGGACCAATAGGCTACCCGCATCGCGGATAGCCGTATTGAACCGTCAACCGATAGCTTTCTTCAGGTTCTTCAGGAGATTGGCTCGGCCCGCTGCGCCGCACCTATCCCGCATCCACGTCGCCCAGTCTAGGAACGTCAGAGGTTTGCCCGTCTGCCGATCCGAATAGCCGTAAGGGTGAGCCATTGCGGCGAGCTTGGTCTTTTGAGCTTCCACAAGCGCCGTGAGTTCCAAGCTAACGCTTGTGTCCTTTTCGTCTCGTTTCGCTTTAGCCCTGGCGCGGAATTCAGGGCTAGTACGGTAAGCCCTTAGAACTCCCGCATCGCCAACCTTGCGAATGCAATCGCAACCTACCTTGCTTAGCTTCCCATCGCTGGATTTGATAATGCATTCGTAACAGATACCCGTGCCGCAATAGTCGCATGAGCCACCTGGTTGCGTGGACCCGTCCGGGTAGGTTATAAGATTCTTATTCTCGCCAACGAACCTGAATGGAGCTTTTCCAAGCCCGGCGAGTTCGAAGGCGTGTTTGCCGACTTCTGTTAGATTGTCTGTTCTCATGGTAGTCTTTCAAAGGCCCATTTGCGCTTTCAACCAAGCCGAGTAGGCCAAGGCCGTTTCTTTGACGGCTAGTTCGTGTTCGTAGTGAGCGGCGTGTTCTCTTTCCAATCTCCGATTGTACTCGATCCACGCCTGCCGCTCGCGAGAGACGTTAGGCTTATGTTTGATGCCTTTCTCTTTTATGCTGGCTTCAACGTAGGTTAGCCATTCCGATTCCGTTGGCTCTTTATCGGTGTCAGAGTACATAAGTTAGGAGTGTAATTGATCGGCAATCTGGTTAGCGGCGTCCTCGGCGATGTCTCGCGATTTACTCCGCCTGTACAGGCTAACGACGCCCCAATAGCGATGGCTGTATGCTCCACCAGTGTAGCTATTGTCCCCGGTTTGATAACTCCAACTAAAATCCTTCTCCTCACTCTCCGGCGTAAAGCCGAACGTAACCTGCATTCCGGGCGTCTCATCGCCATCGTAAGCCCGGTAGTCTTCTCCGATACCGGCCTTTAGTTCGATCAATAGCTTGGTCCACATTGGCACAAGCGAATCCAAGTGTTCACCACTCTTCTCTAGTTGCTCTTTAGTTAGTGTTTGCATGATGTCTTTGTTCTGAAGCGTTCCTAAACGCTCCCTAACTGGCTCGCATCGCAAGCCAGCGTAGGGAAAGCTCAGTCTTCGTATTCATCGCCATGCATGCAGGCGAGGTACTCTAGCCACTCGCGAAACGGATTCCGCACCTTGCGGCGGGATTCAATCGCGATGACAACCAGCGCAATTAGCGGGATAGCCAAGAGGAGAAGCGCCAGCGTGTTCATCGCTCGTCTTTCTCAATGATCGACAAGATGTCCCATCCAGCGTCATCCAGCTTTATGGCGAGGTGAAGCAAGCTCTCCGCTTCGCATTCCCCCGTGCTAACTAGCCCTTTTGGATACCCGTATTTGTGGACCTTTACCCGATACCGTCGAATCTCGACATCCGTAGCCTTGCGATTGGCTGATTCCCGTTGCCATTCGGCCCAATAGTTCGCGCTCACTGGCAATCCTCTCCGTAGGTGCGTTTCAATTCCTCGAAGAAAGCCTCAGTCGAGGCCGGTACAGGTGCATCCGTATGCGCCCTGCGTGGAATCTCAAACACGCCCTTGAAGTAGCGTGGGCAATTCAGCGTCCGCCCTACAATCCCATCGCGTAGCGTTAGCTGGACCGAAGCATTCCCAAACTCCCGTAGGTACGATTCCAGGAACCAAAAGGGAATCGCCCAATCGCAATCCTCTTCGTACTGCCCATCGCTCGCTTGCGAATAATTGGCCAAGGCTTTCGCCTCTGCCGGTATCAACGCATTCAGAGCCGGGCAGATAACCATTCCCCCGTGGCTCGGCGTCGAGACGATCCAAAAGCCAGGTGCTAACTCTTCCTTGTGCTGGACCTTTCCCCACTGCCCATACTCAAGAAGCTGTTCGAACCGCTCCTCTTCAGGCGTTTGTATCCGCCCATTGCGCCCAGTTAGCAACCGAGCCGCTTGTTCCATCGTGTTTTTGTACATAGGTGTTTTGCTGAATCTCCTCTGTTCAGAGACTCAAGTAATTCCCCCCGCATCACGGAGGGAATCAACTGAGCCGCTCAATCAATCCGGCAAACAAAGTAATGCGAACAAGCCGCTATCGCGTCCAGGTGGCTCGATTGATCGTGAGCCAGTTCAATGGCCGTAAGCTCAATCGCCTTGCGACTCTCCCCCTGCCACACAAGATCCGTTTGAGTCTCCGGCCGAACCTTAGCAACTCCTCCACGCACCTCGCCCGCCGCCACTATCGGCCCGCGAACGTGATACACCCGCACAAGGAATTTCATGATCCACGCTCCTCAGTCGAGGTGATCGGCCGTTGTACCGGCCCGCCCCAATAGTCTACCCACTTCGCATACGCTACCCGCGTAGCCCAGTCAGTATCCTCAGTCGGATTAAGCCGCCACTCTCGCGCAGCATCAACATACGCTTGCAGCAACGTCGTCTCTTCAGTGTTCATTAGTGTCCTCTGTTCAGTCCCGCCTTGATCGGCAGTCCACCTGAACGGCCCTCACCGAGAGCCGCTCGCGTGAACCGTCAAACCCCAAACCTCGCCTCCCACGCCGCATCACTCCGCCTCTGCGCCTCCGCCCTAATCGCCTCCGCACTCGGTACCGTCGCCGCCCACGCCTTCAACTCCGCTATCTCCCGCCCAAGCTTGGCCAGCCTCACCTTGTCCTCAGCCATCATCACCCCAAGACGCTTCGCCTCCTCAAGCATCCGCCTTACCTCCGCTCGATTCTCTTCAGTATTATTCATGCCCATTACTTGTAGCCAATCAATCGTCTAGTGTCAAATACCTTGTTCACAAATCAGGAACAATCAATCCCACACTCACAGGCCTGCCGTCAACGTCCCCATCGCTATCAGCCACTAACTAATGCCCTCCCTCCTCTCCCAACCTTACTATCCTAAGTAACTCACTCATCATTCCATCCTCAGCCAATCCAGCCTCGATCCGCCCATCGTCCAGCCACCACTCGATCCACCTCGATCCCTCGTCCGTTCTTTCGCCTCACGTCCGCGCCGCTCGGCGGGTCGAGGCGCTGGCGCTTCGGGTCGAGTGGTCGAAGCGGGTCGAGGTGTCGGGCTGCGTTGACGCGGGAGTGACGCAGCCGTTAGCGTCCACTCATGACGACGAAGCGGACTCGACCGACGATCAAGTTCTCGACCCACGACTTGGCTGCGCTCGTCGGCCGTCACGTCGAGACGGTTCGAGACGAGGCGAGGCGAGGGCTGTTCGACCGTCGAGACCTCGGCTCGCTCGTCCGTTACGTCGCCGGCCATCAGCGCGACCAGTCGCTCGATCCGTCCGTTCGCGCCGCCTTCATCGCTCTCGGTCTCGCGCTCGGCGTCGATAAACCTTTCGGTCCAAAGGAATCCCTTATTTCCAGACCGTCACCACGGGTCAGGCGGGTGGGACCCGCAAAGTCGGGCGTGGAGGGTATATAACGTCTCTCCGAAATGTGAGGTACCCGTTAATTCGTGGGTACTGGCGATTTCGGGAGGTCGTTGGATTCGGGAGGGTACGTGGGAAAACGGGAGGGGTGTCGTTTTTTGGAGGGTACCCGTTAATTGGGGAGGTGGTCGTTCGCCTTTGGGCTCACTAACACGAAGCCCTACGCTATCGCTACGGGAGAGTGATGGGGTAGGTGCCTACGCAGAGCAGGCTAAGAGCTACGGCACGGAGATAGTCGCTCGCCACTACGTGGACTCGCGATTTGTATTAGTAGGGAGGCAATTTAGGCGTCAAGGATGGAGTGGGGTGATGATTGGTAAGTGGTTGGTGCTCTAGAGAAGATAGGTGCGATATATTCTCAGGAATATATCGGAGTACCTTGTTATGTGGAGTACCGGACAAAATCGTTCCAAGATCGGGGAGCTGCTACCTGAATTTGGGGTGTGGCAAATAATCGGGGCATTTTATGCCACTGGACAAATTCGTTCCAAGATGGGTGAGTTGGAGCAAACCATGGTGTATAAGTTGGTCAGAGTTGGTGTGGAGGAGTGGGAAGGGTATCGGTGGACTGGTAACCGGAGGGGATGGTGTTTAGAGTGGGTATTTTGGTTAGAGGCAGGGAATGGAGTGGATGGGGGGTTCACGTACGTGATTAAGGAGGGGAAGTGGTATGTGTGAGAAGTTGTTCTTTTTCGAGGAGATTGGTAGCCAGGCTGAAGCGGTTGAGCAGTTTTTGGAGATTCTTAGGGATGTACTGAAACCGGTGGACGGACAATTTCGGGGGTAGATGGGTCCCTTTTATCCGGTAGATTGAGGGGTTGCGGTGTTGGAAAGGGGTGTGGTGTGGTAGGTGGATGAAAGCCGCCGGACTTGTGGTTGTCGTGGTGTTTTGGTGGGTTCTTGGGGGAATTGTGTGGATTTTGAGGTGGTGCTGGAGGTAGTGGAGGTGGGTGGATCGTTATCCGTGGCTCCAGATTCGGGCGGGTGGTTTTGAGAAGATGCGGGAGATATTGCGGGGATTTAGGCGGCAAGTGGTGGTTGTGGAGACTGGGTGTTACCGGGGCCACGAGGAAGGGGATGGCGCGAGTACGAAGGTGCTCAGAGATATTGTTGGTGAGATTGGTGGACGGATGATTTCGATAGATATTGAGGAAAAACACTGCGCGATAGCTCGGGTAGCGTGTCCGGAAGTTCGGGTTATTTGTGGGGATTCTATTAAAGTGTTGTGGGAGTTGGGCGGGATGGGAGTGAAGGTGGATCTCTTGTACTTGGACTCAATGGACGGGGATTGGGCGAACATGATACCGAGCGCCGTGCATCACCTGGGGGAACTGTGCGCGGCAAGTCGGATGTTGTGGGAAGGGAGCGCCGTGTTCGTGGACGACAATCGAGAGGATGGCGTCGGGAAAGGGATGTTCGTTAAGTCGTTTCTGAAGGATATTGGGGCCGAACAAGTGTGGGACGGATACAACATCGGGTTCGTACTGCCACGGCCGGTATTCGTGGAAGTGTGATGGGGTAATTTAGGTATTGGCTACAGTAGTGACGGTGGGTAGGTTGACGTTCGCAGCGTGGCTGGGATTGTGTTCCCGCTAGCCTTCGGGTTACCGGATAGCCGTCCTGATCGCGCTGCATTACTTTCCCAAGCAAAGCTGTAGTTACTGAGACGGCGTTGAGCCGGGGCAGCGGACACAGCTCCTGGGGCGGGCGGAGTGTTTCTTTAACGGGATTCACTTCGCCCGTTTTGCTTACTGGACCGCTATTTCTCCACCGCAGTTGTAACAGAACTTTGGCAGTCGTCTCTCGATGTAAGAGTCGGTAGTTCCTTCGCATCCAGAAACCCACAGGTGGTGCCCCTTCCTCCACACGCACTTCGGCTTCGCTGGCTCGAGCTTGCACCAGAGCCCTGGATATTTGGAGATGGGGTCCACATAGCCGCGGAAAATCACTTCGGTCTCTTCTTCGCCGATTTCAACCTCCAAAAACATCGGGCTGTCACCCTCTTTGGTTTTCCACATGTACATTCCAGGCTCCGTCGGCAGTTCAGGTGTGAAGTTCATGGCAGTGGATTGTTAGTTGGGTCAAAGGATTCCGGTGGCATGGGACTAGGCTGAGGCGGAAAGAATGGTTCGTTGGCGCGTCTCAGTTGCGACCTGAAAAGCTGGATAAAATCAATTAGGTCATCAAAATCCTGCGTTGTTGGTCTTTGGAGACCGTTGAAGGTTAGGATGCAGGTGTTGGCTCCTAGCGGGAAGGTGTACTGCGCGATGAGATGTGTGTTCATGTCTGCTAAACTAATGGGGGTTCTGGTCTCTGGCGTGAAATAATCCGGGTTTATGTCGGGTTGATATGTTTTTTTGAGGACGTACTTGTCGCCTTCACGCTCGAATCGCATCGGGTAAGGGTAGCGTTGGTAGCGGTCCTGGTCTGGTGTTGTGTCCATGTTCTGGGGGGGTATTACCATAGCGGACGCCTCGAGAAAACGCTTCCTAGAGCATTTTAACGCGAGGTTTTACGGTCGTTAATCATTAGTGAGTTGCTTAGGATTACACCGTTTACAAGTGTTCAAATTTAACGAGATTTCGAGAATTTGGTTGCCACGAGGGGTTTTTGGGGGTTGGAGTCTGGGCAGACGGTAAGTTTGCTGGGGGTCGTCATCCCGGCTTTTGCGTTTGTTGGTGGGTCGTCGCGGGCCTGCGGGGGAGAAGTTGCCTGCCTAGCGACAGAAGTGGTGACGTGACAAACGTGAAGGGATTTTTCAAGTGGCTTGTTACATGACGGGTCAGGACTTTGCTAACTATCTAGTTACGCAAAAGGAGGTTTATGATCGGGAAGTGCTCAGGGATATTCGTCTGACAGATGGCGAAATCGGGCACTTCACTACCGGAAGTTGGGATTCGTTTACCGAGGTTCAGCACACCAAAGACCGCTTTAACGTGGTCTTCCCCAATTTGTCGAAGAAATGGCGAGCCGCTCCGAACGGAAGCTGCGTAGGAACTCCCTGCGATATTCCCTCGAGCGAAATCGGTTGGGGAAATACACGGCTGACCTACAGCCGGGAGCAGATCAGTTACCGAACCCAGTTGCTCTGCTTCGACGACATGACGAACCAAACGCATGCCGTCCAAAACTTCTCGCAGATCATCTCAGATATTCTGAAGCCCAGCACCAACTGGATTGTGTCGGACTTCGCCAAGCGCAAGGCCGCGCAGTTGGCCGACGCCAAGTGGCTGGCGAATTCAACTCTGAGCCCGTTCACCTTCACTTTCGAAGATAACGGCGACTCGTCGGTTTACATGACCACGAGCGGGACGCCCACGAGCAAGCTCACGCCGCAGATGTTGCGCCGGCGCTTCAATCGCCTCGCGGCTATCGGCTACTTCGGTAAGACGGTCGATAAAGAAATGCCGATGTGGGTCGAGTTGGTCACCGATAACGACACGCTCTATGATATGGTCGAAGGCGATTCGGCGATCCTTCGAAGCAATGGAGATCTGGCCAGCACCCAGTGGCGTTTCCAAGAGTTCGATAACGTCGGGAAGTTCTGGAAGTACGGCTGGTCCGGCAAGATTGGAAATTATGCCACGCGGGTGGACTTGTTTCCTCTTCGCTTCAATCGGGTAAGCAATAACCGGTTCCAACGGGTGTTTCCGTACAAGAATATCAGCGCGTCCAACGGAATGAAGGACGACTGGAACGTCGATTACGAAAACGCGCAGTACCAGTTCTCCAGGATTCATCACCGCCTTGGCATTCGGCTTCTGACCAAGACGCTGCGTCCGATTAGCCCGGAGATGCCGTTCATGAACCGCAGCCTGGCCGGTGAATGGCGCTTCGCCATGGATAACCTCGGCGCGGATTGTAACGGAGTAGCCATCGAGAACTATCGCCGGAATAAAGGCTTCTTCTTTGCCGATTTCGATATGGCCGCGGAGCCCCTGCACACGGAATGGATGGAAACGATATTCCACCTGCGTAACGCTCCTTGCATCGTGACTGTGGCTTCCTGCGCTACCGATCCTGGTTATCCGCTACAGAATTATGATTCTGCCAATGCGGAATGCGCCAACGATGAGGTGCTTTACCTCACACCGGTGGCTAGTGCTTCGGGTGATTACAACGTTTTGGCCAATGCCGTAACACTCAATGGTGTGAACCAAATTCACCCTGTGATCGTTGGTTCCACCACGCTCGCCGCCCTGGCGACCGAGTTGACAACCAAGATACCTTGGTTGGGTACTTGGGCCGTCGCGGCTAATGGCGTCCAGCTAACCCTGACCGGTGGCAATGGTGCCGCGATCAACATCCCTTGGGTCACAACGTAAGTTTGAAGTAAACCATTTATCCGGGGCCGTGCTGGGATGTACCGGCTCGCCCCGGCTTTTTTATGAACATATTTCGTACACTGATTTTCATTCTCAGCGCGTCGGTTGCACTAGCGCAATCGACCATCATGTATCCGCGCACGGTCAATACGGCGTCGGACCTGTTTAACCTTCCGATACCTCCAGTTGGGAACACGATTCCGCAATCAGCGTTGCTATTGGGAACGGACGCTCCTGGGGATGGTGGGGTGGGACTCTTGTGGTGGAACTACGAAGAGACTACGGCTGCCGATGGCATTGACTATTTTGGCAATGCTAATCCGGCGTTCAATACGACGGGACGTTGGATACGCTTGCCATTTGCGCTGACCAACATGATTACCGGTGGTGGTGGTGGTGGAGGTTCTACTAACCTTACATCGACTTATCCGATTACTATTACTAGCGGAACAACGGTTGGAATGTCGATAACCAACGGTTTGGTTTTCTTACCTGAATCAACTCAATCAGCTCCGAGCAGCGGTATAAAGATTAGCAGCATACAGCCGGGTGGGGCTGGTCGTGACTTGGCTACTCTCAAGGAGCCAAATGGGTACTCCAGTTTTATTGGATTTCAGCAGCGGATGTTCGTAAAAAATCTGACTGGTTCTACGATTACTGCTGGGCAAGTTGTGTATTACAGCGGTGATGACGCTAATACTCCAGGAGTAACCTCCCCTATTCCTACTGTTGCTTTGGCGATAGCTACTAACTTCGTAATGTCTACGGTAGCCGGTATTGCTGCTGAAACGATGGCATCTGGTGGTGGTGGTTACATCGTTACTTCTGGGTTGATGAACTTTAACACGTCAAGTTTGGCAACCAACCTGACTTACTATGTTCATACGTCTACGCCCGGTGGGATGACGGCTACGAGACCTACTGCTGGAAATCAGTTCATGACCCCCATCGGACGAGCAGTAAGTATCGGTTCTGGTGGACGGTTTTTGGTTGATATTACGTTTCCATCATTGGGTTCATCTCTGAACACTCCAGCGGCTGATAGGTTGTGGATATTCGGTTCTGGTGTAGATGGAAACGCAACCATTACTACTCCACTCGTTTTGACTCGGGACATGTATTACACGTCACTGACGATGTTTACGGGTGGTAGTATCGACACGGCTAACTACAGGATATTTGTCACTGGAACTCTTAACCTCGTAAACGCTGAAACTAGAGCTATCTTTAACTCTGGTAATGCTGGTGGTCATGCGGGAGTGTCTTCGACGGCTGGTATTGCGGCAGCAGCCGATACTGCGGCGACATTATACAATGCAACCGCGAGCACGGCTGGTGGGAATGGTTCTGCGACAACAGGTGCTCAAGCACCAGTATCCGTAGCTGGATTAGGTACAGGCGGTGCCGGTGGTGCCTCAGGTGCTGGTGGTCTTGGTACGGTCGGTAATCCTGGTGGTGCTTCTCGCGCCGGTGGGACAACGGACAATATCCAGCCAATCCACCGAGCAACAGTGGATATGCTCCAAGGAGCGAGCCTTCAAGCTGCTGGAGCGCACGGTGGTGGTGGTGGCGGCGGTGGTGGTAATGCTAGCTCTGGAATTGGTGGCGGTGGCGGCGGTGCCGGTGGCTCAGCCGGTGTCCTTTGGGTAGCTGCTCGCATCATTGCGCGTGGCTCTAACCCTAACATAGAAGTGTTTTACAATGCTGGTGGTCGTGGTGGTGACGGCGGCCAAGTCGGTGCCGGAGGTTCTAATGGTGGTGGTGGAGGCGGCGGTGGTGGCGGTGCCGGACAAGTCCGAATCCATTATGAGGTTCTAACGGGTGGACCAGTTACTGATTGGATTGGTAGCACTGGAGGCCGCGGAGGAAATGGTGGTGCCGGATTTACCTCAGGCATTGGTGGTGACGGTGGGTCTGGTGGTGAATCTGGTTTCATCTGGGTGTTCGACCTTTTAGGTGGAACAGTGACGTATCAAGCCGGCAAAACGGCTGGTTCAGTGGGTAATGCTGGAGCTGGTCTTGTAGGTGGCTCAGGCGGTGGCGGTGGAATTAATCGCATGACCCTTTAAGGGACACCTCGTGAAGTTATTGGTCCCAATCTTGGCTTTGCTGCTACTGACAGGTTGCACTACAGCCATCGGGCAAACCAGGATTGCGATGCTTTTCGGAGTTGGTCGGGCTCAGCAGCAAGCGTCTCTCGCGGCATCGGGGGAACCGTGGTCGCAAAGCTCGACCAACTCCTGCACCTGTCGGTGTTGTAACTGTTGTGATTCGCAAACACCTGTTCCACGTAGAACTAAACGCCGATGACGCGATATGGTGCTAATTGGCCGGATGACGCTACTCCGATAGCCATCGAGCGTGCGTGCATCCGCAAAGGCGGCAAGTGGACCATGACCGGCCAGCAATGCGGGGCCGGCCTTTTCCAGCATTACCTCGAGTTCCAAAAGCTCCTTTGGCCCTGGAAAGATTGGCAACGCTGGAACCTCATGATCCTCGAGGAGATAGTTAATGGCACGAACACCGGAATCTTGGGACCCGCATCGAGCGGCAAGACTCACGAAGTCGGCTCCTACATCCTGGCGGATTACTTCTGCTTTCCAGAGGAGACTACTTCTCTAGTTTCATCGACCACCCTCCAAATGCTCGACCTGCGCGTCTGGGGCGAAGTGAAGAAGCTGTTCCAAGACGCCAAAGAACGCCATCCGTGGGTTCCAGGCCACTTGAACGAGAGCCGGCACCGCATCACGACCGTCAGTGGCGATATGCAGGTCAAAGATTTCCGTAACGGTATCCAGGGCATCGCTTGCCTCCGCGGATCGACTTACGTCGGGCTTTCAAACTACGTCGGAATCAAGAACAAACGGCTTCGCATCGCCGGGGATGAGCTGCAATTCATCCCGAAATCCTTCGTGGACAGCTTTCAAAACCTCAGCAAAACCCCCTCGGACTTCAAAGCCATCGGAATGGGTAACCCCAAGGACCCAACCGACGCCCTGGGAACCATGTGCGAGCCAACCGAAGGCTGGGACTCCATGGACCGATCAGAAGTCACAAAGATTTGGCAAGGTCGGATGCCCAACACTCGGGTCATCCAACTCGTCGGAACGGATGGCCCGAATAAGAACGCTACCGAAGGGAAGGAACCCTACCCGTACCTGATTAAACCCCATCAGATCGAGCAGGACAGACGGTACTACGGCCCGAACTCCATTCAGTTCGCCATGATGGATTTGGGCATGATGCCGGTGGGCGGGATGAGCAACCGGATTGTCACACGCGATATGTGCCGGTCCAATCGAGCCATGGAACCCGCCGTGTTCGCCGGCAAGGTAACCAAGGTTCTGGGACTAGATGCCGCCTACGGAACCCTCGGCGGCGACCGTTGCGTCGCCATCGAGTTGTGGTTCGGTCCCGACGTGAATAACGAAGCCATCATCGCCGTTCACGGAATGCCATTAATCATCCCGGTCAATTTCAGGAAGAGCGACACTCCAGAGAACCAGATCGTTAAATGGGTACGCCAACATTGCGATAATTCCCAAATCGACCCGGATAACGTGTTCTTCGATTCCACCGGCCGCGGCACGCTCGGCACCGCCTTCGGCCGGCTCTGGTCCGCACAGGTCAACCCGGTGGAGTTCGGCGGCAAAGCCTCCGACCGCCGGGTTTCAGCGGCCGATCCACGTAAATGCAACGAAGCCTATGGCAAGTTCGTCACTGAATTGTGGTATCAGGTCCGAAACTGCATCGAAAGTAAGCAGTTCCGCGGCATCACCGACGAGATCATTGATGACGGCACCTCGAGGGAATACATGATGATCGACGGCAAAAAAGTGGATGTCGAACCCAAGAAAATCACCAAGGCTCGCATGGGCCGGTCCCCCGACATATTCGACGCCCTGGTTACCGCCTTCGAAGGCGCTCGCCAGCGGGGCTTCACTATCTCCGGAATGTTGCGGAATTCAGGCCGAGGCCCCACGCTTTGGGCCAAAACTGCCCAGCGCCATCAACAGATTTGGAACAGTCACCGTCTTACCTATGCCTCTAAAATCCCGTAATAACCACCCTCCAGGCGGCGGGTTCTCCTTCTACCAGCCCGAGACCAAGTGGTCGCTCCGAGGTGGACTCCCATTTGAAAGTGCGGTTCGAGAGATCATCAATCACCGGAAGGCTAATCCCGCACTCAATCTTGCAACCGATCCGACGGTTGTTTCCGATGAACTGGACGCCTACACCTGCGCTCGCCTGCGATACGACGAGCATTGGTGTGAAAAAAAAACGGTGGAAGTTCCGTGGAACATACCTTCGTTTTCCCCCCCGCCGCTCCTACCGGGTGCGGAACCTGCGGCGGCCGAGCCCGAAGGTACTAAGACCAGCATTTGGAAGCGTGCTGCCCAGATTGTAGGAGGTGTTTCAACCCTAACCTCTTGGATCGGACACGGCGCAAGCACTGTCGTCCAGGCAGAAGCCGACCGACGCGCTTCCATCTGCCAAACTTGTCCGAAGAATGTGCCGGGTAATTTGGTAGAAATCGTCACTGGAGGTATCGCGGAAGCCATCAAATCCGCGATCCAACTCAAGAGGCACCTAAAATTGAAAACGCAAGTGGATGACGAGTTAGGTACTTGCGACGCTTGCGGGTGTCATTTGGGCTTGAAGGTCTGGGTGTCACCTGATGAGGTTAAGAAGTCACTGACTCCGGAAATCGTCTCTGAGTTGGTGCCGCAATGTTGGATGCGGAAGCTGTAATCGTAATCCCGGTGGAAGGTAAGGCCGAACTCAAGGCCGCCGAGGGGTTACTAACCTACCTACAGAACGGGTGGTGCCGACACTTCGAATGCGTTATCGCCGCGGACGCATCATTAAGTGCCCATGAGGTTTGGAAGCTGGTCCGACGCGCCAAGGAGGCTTTTGCGACAGTTCAGGTAGTCCAACCTCCGTTCTCGGTAGAGCCCAACAAGACCGCAAACTGGCTTATAAATGCGGTGATTATGCGCTACTCCAAGCGCCGGGAAGGGGAATTGTGCATCCTTCCACCCACCTGCTTACCCCTGAATAAAGACTGGCACCTAACTCTATTCGCAGGGGAGACGCATCTCTGGAGAGTTCCTGTTCCACACCGACGCCCGATCCACAAATGGGTCAGGATAATGACCGTTGGAATACCCTGGTTTCAGGGGTGCAATTCCAAGGGCTCACTGCGGCTAAAAGATACCGAAGTTATCGGTAACCTGGCTGATTATCACCCCAAATTTGGGGTTCTCGTTGGAAAACCGGTCGTTGCGTACCTGGAATCACTCGTAAAACCCGCAGTTATGCCACAAAACTCACGAGAACTAACGATTCGGCGCTGGGCCGCCATCGGAGACGTGATCGCCTCGACCGGAGTCTGCCGAAAGCTCACCGAGTTGGGCTACCTCGTTAAATTGGTGACGTATGGGCCGTGCGCGGAGGCGCTGATTCATTCACCCCACGTTTTCGACGTTACCGAGCACGGTACTCACGACGTGGATTTAGACCTCATCTACGAGAATCACCCTCAAAAAGCGTTCATGCACGTCAATGACATCTTTACCGAAGCCACTAACCGACAGTTAGCAGCCCGCGGCATCGAACTGGACCTGGCTAACTACGCTTTCACGGTGGTGGTCACTCCGGTTGAGCTGGAGATGGCTCACCGGCAGATGCACATGTACCCGCGCCCGTGGGTTGTTGTGTGTCCTCGGTCCAACATGGCGGCTCGATCCATTCCTTCCCACATCATCGGGCAAGTGGCACCCAAAATAGTCGGGACAGTCTTCTGGTGCTCCGACCAGCCGGCTCCAAAGGGCACCGTGGACCTGAAATGCAACCGTATCCGCAATCTGATGGCCTACATCGGCATGGGTGACGTGATTCTTTGCACTGATTCGGCTCCTCTGCACATCGCCTCGGGGCTCAAGAAGCCAATAGTGGTCGTCCGGCAGTCGTTCGACCCGGCTCTGAGGATCAGCGACCAGCGCGATTACACGGTCATCGAGCGCCAGGACCTCGATTGCATCCCCTGCGGTGCGTATATGTGCCGGATTGACCATGCTAACCCTCCCTGCGGGCTCCTCGACACGGGTTACCTATCCCAAGAGATCAATCAGAAGCTCTCGGGGGTGTTCGGAGCCACCGTTTCGGCCATAATCCCAGTTTACCGACCCGACATCCAACGGTTGAACAGGTGTTTGACGGCTATTTTGCCTCAAGTGAACCAAATCGTGATCGGAATCGACGGCGGATACCTAGTCCGAGATGCAATTATCAAATCTCCCAAGATAAAGTTCGTTTCTTACTTCAGTAAGGTCCGCCGAGGGTACGGAAAGACCTGCAACTTGGCCGCCAGGGAGAGTTTTGGTCGATTTCTTCTGATGCTCAATGACGACTGCTACGCCAACCCGGAAATGGTGAGACGGATGCTCATTGAACTCGAGAACGAGAAGACCGCGGCCGTTGGCTGCCTCTTGCGCTATCCTGACGGACGGATTCAACACGGAGGGACGCTCCGACACGGGATGAACATGGGGCACCTCGACCATTTGGCGACGGAGACCACGATTAAAGCCCCGTGCGACATGGAATGGGTGACTTTCGCCTCCGCCATCGTGCGTCGGGACGTTTTCTTCTCGTTGGATGGGTTCGATGAACGATACGACTGCTATAGTGAGGATTCCGATTTGTGCTTTCGGATCGGCCGCGCCGGTTGGAAGATCCGCTATACGCCGCACGCGAGCGCCATCCACCAGGAGTCAATGACCACGAGCCCAATGAAAGGGCAATTGCTTCAGGCTGGGAATGCGACCTTTCGAAAAATCTGGGCAGGAAAATTATGAGGATCTACGTGGCAGTGTGGCACATACCATACACTCATAATCTGGCCATGGCTTTTCCGGAACACACGTTCCTTACGCCGGGATGGGATAACCGAATTCGTGAACAGCCACCAAACTTGGAGGTGGTGACAGAAGAGTTCCACGATTCCGTGGATGTCGTCATTGATTCTCTACGGTCATTCAAGACCTTCGAGATGCCGTGCCGGGTGAAAGTGAAGCTGCTGCACATGGAATGCGGAGCCAACACACCAGAGGATGACATCCACATCCAAGACTGCATCCAGAAGGCCGATGCAGTGGTTAGCGTGTCGGAGCACAAGATGTGGACCTTCGGGCACGTTGCCAATCACCCGAAGATTGTGACGATACCATTTGGACTCGTTCCATTGCCGATGGGAAGGCCAGTCCACGGAGTCGTAGGCACGCTTTACAGCGATATGTCCGAGCAACAGGCGATAATCTGGCGGCACGTCCTGGAACACTTTCCGGATGCCGAACTGACCGGATACCGGAACCCGTTCAACGGAGTCGAGCCTAAGAGTTACCAGGAGTTCGACGAACGGTTCTCGCGCATGGACGTGTTCGTTCACACGGTCGTTGGCAATTCAGTCGGGCTCAGTTTCGCCGAGGCGATGCTTAGGGGGATTCCAGTGGTAACCGGCATGAACACAGATTTGCCGAAGGAACTCGTGAGCGGCCGAAACTGCATCATCACCACGGGCAATGCTCACCAGTCACTCGATGAAATGGTGATGTACACCAAGCTGTTGATTGGAGACCGGATGATGAGGATGCGGATTGGTCACGCGGCCCGCCAGGTGGCTAAGAAGCTCTGGGGACTGGACGCGCTCCGTAGGAACTGGACACACGTTTTCAACGGCGAACTGGAGAAGATTTCATGACCTTCGAGGAGTACGAGCAGACGATGGATAAGGAGCTGCGCCGGCCTTACCCGGATGACTTGGTGGAGTTCGACATCATCTCCGATAAGTTGCCGAAATACCAGGAAGGCGACTGCGGTTATTGTACCGCACACAACTACCGATCCATGCGGCTGGCTCTGTACCTGGCAAAGCCAAGATCCATATTAGAGATAGGGTTCAATCTCGGTCATTCGTCCATGTTCTGGCTTAGGAACACGACTGCAAGCATGGTCTCTGTGGATGTTAAAATTGATGACCGTGTTATGGAAGCTGTTCGGGTTTGTGAGAATCAAGGTAAATTACGCTTCTGCTTCATGGATAGGGAGAAAGCGTCGCATTTAATGCCTGGAGCGTTCGATTTCGCGTTCATCGACGGTGCTCACGACTACGAGAACGTGGTCGCCGACATCCTGTGGTGCTGTGAGTTGAAGATTCCCTATCTGTTCTTTGACGATTGGCTAACCATATACGGTGATGTCCAGCGTGCCGTGTTAGATAGCGGACTAAAAATAATCTGCATATCAGGAAACCAAGTGCTTGTAACATCAACCGACAATTACCCCAGATACTATGGCCTATGAAACAGAAAAGTACCGGCACCTAACTCTGCCGTACATCGCCGGCAACGTCATCGACCTCGGGAGCGGAGGTTGCCCCGTGGTCCCACACGCGATCCAGGTGGAACTGCCTACCGCGGAGTTCAAACACTACACGTCCGGATCAACGCCAATGGTCGAACCGCAGTGGCACGGCAGCGCCTTCGACCTGCCATTCAAGGACGCCACGGTGGACACGGTGTACTCGAGCCACCTCTTGGAAGACGTGTTCGAATGGAAACCGGTTCTGCGCGAGTGGGTGCGCGTGCTCAAGTCTGGTGGCAACCTGATAATCCTGCTGCCGGATAAAGCACTGTGGGCCGCCGCTTTAGCGAAAGGACAGCCGCCGAACTGCGCTCACAAGCACGAGAGCTACGCCGGGGAGATCAGCCAACGGATGTCGATGTACGGGATACCGGTGCGGACGATATGCGACCAGCTAACCGAGCAATTCGAAGGCGATTACAACATCATGTACGTCGGCCAGAAGTGGTGACTTGACACGTATCTAACTTTACCTATTTACTGTGTCCACACGATATTTATGGACACGAAGGAAATCCAAAAGCGGACCATGGTTTTGATAAACCAGGATGTCTGGCGTAAGGCCAAAATGTTCGTCGCTGAGTTCGGAGGCACAATCCAAGACCTAGTTTCGGAGGCTGTGGAAGAGGACATTCGGAAGCGTCGAAAGGAGGAACGGAGCAAGCGTAAGGAGGCAGCGTGAATTCCAGTGGAATCAGGAAAGCGATTCCAACGGAATATCGAGGCATTCGGTTCCGTTCCAAGTCCGAGGCGATTTTCGCTCGGGCTCTGGATTTAGCTCATTCTGGTAAGTTGATTTGGGAATACGAACCGAACGAGTATGAAGTTGACGGTTGGAAGCCAGATTTCTATGTGAAAAGGCAATACGAAGGCAGTAATTACTGGGATTGCATAATAGAGCTTAAGCCTTCAGAAGTAACTGACACCCACATGGATAACCTTGGAAATAGGTTCTGTGAATTAATGGACGAGAATGTGGGGCTTCTTTGCTATCTAATTTGTGGAAATCACCGAAATTCCAATCGTCATGTTTGGTGGTTTAACGGTGGATGGGATAACGAAACGGACGACTATTTTTGGAGCGTTGTTTTTAGCAAGTTTGAGGAAGCAGCCGAGTACCGCTTCGACCTAAAGCACTGACGCCATGAAGCTGCCGGCATTCCAGTTCTATCCGGGCGATTGGATGAAGGACCCCTGCGTCCGAAGGTTGTCGCATCGCGCCAAAGGGGTGCTGATCGACATTCTGTGCCTCATGCACGAGTCGGAAGAACGAGGGGTGCTTGCGACCGGTGGAGTCCCGTGGAGTGACGAAGATATTGCGCTAGCTGTGGGTGGAGACAAGGCCGAGACCTTAGCGGCCACCTTAGAGCTGACCTTTAAGGGCACCTTAGGACGTACCTTAGAGGGGGCTTTGTGCTCACGTCGCATGGTACGGGACGAGGAGAAGCGTCAGAAATGCTCCGAAGCTGGCAAAAAGGGCGGCGGGAACCCTAATTTCACAAAAGACAAAGGTGAGTCCAAAGGTGGTCCAAAGGGTGGCACAAAGGGTGGCACAAAGGGACCCCCCCCCCCTTCATCTCAATCTTCATCTTCAACTTCGGAAAAAGAAAGCCCTAACGGGCAATCTCCCCCCAAGGGTTTCAAGATTCCTAGCCGAGAAGAGATTCTACTCCACGCAGCAAAGTGCGGGTTGGCCGAAGTAGAGGCGTTGAAATTCGAAGCCTACTACGCCTCGAACGGTTGGAGGGTAGGAAAGAACCTCATGAAGTCGTGGCATTACTCCATGGCTGGCTGGAAGCTGAGGTTGGAAACGGAACGCGGACAACCCCAACTGGCAATTTCAACCCACAAGAAAGACCTGATGGACATACGACAAACACTATGAGCACTGAAAACACCACCCACGAAGAAATCGTCAAAGCGGCCCGCCTTGAATTTGCACTCTTATGGCCTGCTTGGTACGCCAAAGCCCTACAGTTGGGGCTCCCGACCAAGAAGAAGGAAGTGGCTTACGACCTGGCCTGGACGGCCTACCTAGCCGGGAGGACGCAACGATGAGCGAAACACCGGACTACCCGCCGTTCCTCGCCGAAGAGGAACAAGCGATGCTCGGATTCATCATGCTCAAGAGCGATTGCCTCGACAGCATCCTCGATAAACACAAATCCAATGGCGTCGCTTTATTCTACGATTCCAGACATCAGGCGCTTTTTGAATTCATCGTGGGGATGCGTGAGCGTCATGAACCGATTGACGATTTGACGGTCTGCATTGCTCTCAAGGAATACGCGAAGGAAGTGGGTGGACTCACTTACGTTCGGGAAATCATCGACCTACACACCCCCAATGTTCAGGTCTTCCCATTTTATTTGAAGTCCCTCGAGGACATGGCGACGAAGCGTAAACTTTTGAAGTTAGGTATGACCCTTCAAGAGAAGGCTAAAGATCCAATGTTTCCGGTGGATGGATTGTTCTCTCTCATGGAATCGCATTTGGATCAGTTAGTCACTACGGCGGGTTGTTTCGAAGTGAAGGAAGCAGTGATGACTTGCATCAATGACACACAGGAACGTTACAACCGGCGTGGCCAGCTCGGCGGCATCACCACTGGACTAGTGGACCTCGATTCTATGCTCGACGGTCTTCAGCCTGGAGAGCAGACCTTGATCGCGGCCAGGCCAAGCATTGGAAAGACAGCTCTTGGAATGAACGTCGTAGAGGCTGCCTGCATCAAGGGTGGCGTTCCGACTCTGGTCGTTACTTGCGAGATGTCACCAGCCTCATTGGTTCGCCGGATGTGTTCCGGTTACACTGGAGTAGGTATAAAAACGATGCGTACTGGCCAGCTTACGGATGATGACTTCGGGAAAATCAAAGCGTTCACGTACACGGCGAGCAAAGCTCCGTTGTGGTTTGTCGATGGAGTGTCCGGGATCAGCGCCAGTACGGTTTGCTCGACTGTTAAACGATTCGTGAAGAACCACGGAATAAAACTCGTGGTGATTGACTACCTCCAGAAGCTAAGAGCGAATATGCGCCACGAGAAGCGCACCTATGAGATTGGAGAAGTGAGCGGTCAACTTCAAGCACTGGCCCGGCATACCAAAGTGGCTCTGCTAACGATTGCTCAGTTGAATCGGGAATCCGATAAGGACAAAGGCCGTTCACCACGCTTATCAGATTTAGCGGACTCTGGACAGATCGAACGGGACGCGGACACCGTGATTTTGATGCACCGTGATAAGAATGATCCAAGCGATGCTTACCTTTATGTCGCAAAGGCGCGTGATGGCGAGATCGGCACAGTGAAAACATACTTCAACTCTAAGCGCACAAGATTCGAGAACGCAGCATAAACCATGAAACACATACAAATCACCAACCTTGAACAGTTCACCACCGTCTTTGCTGGCACTACACTCAAGCTCAAGCGCGAGTTACTGGCCGAAGCAGCTCTCCTCACTTCAGTAGCACTCTCGAAGGACAAGGACACGGCCGTTAAGCTGGCTACCTCCCTGGATTCCCTGGCACTCGACATCGAGGATGATGCTAAGGTTATCGAGAAACGCATGCTCCGGGCCATCGACACGAACAAGAGCGCCACCGAAGACTTCATTAACCAACTGAAGCTAGAATCAAAACGGCTACTGGGACTGGCGATAGCGGAACAGGCGAGTCCGAAGAAACAACCCAAGCTATGATTCACTACACATGCGACCTAGACGGGTGCGGAAAGAAGCAATCGCATCCTCTACCGATTGAACTGAGGGGCTACCACCCGAGAAATATGTCTTCGGGTATCCTGCTACCGGAACAACTTCGAACGCTCCAGTTTTGTTCTCACGCTTGCTTCGTGAAATGGATTCAATGGGCGTTGGACCATGAATCCAATGTGTCACGAAGGAAGGAAGAGCAGTGAACTTCACGAAGTCAAGAGCCACAACTAGGCAATATCTAATAATCCCGCTTGGAATTGGTTACGCCCAAATTCCACTTGGAATGTCTGAAGACGATTTCGACCTGTTAATTTCCACCTTAAATTTGTGGAAGCGTGGTCTCGTAAAGCCTAAGTGCCTGAAAACCAAAGACGTGAAATTGTATAAGTACGATGATTCGACCCGGAAAATTTCCAGGTTACCGGAGGACCTGGTGAAGTTCTGTCCTGACTGTGGATTGGAAGTTGAAGCCATCAACCACGCCTGCCAATGAATCCTGAAGAAATCATAATGAGCCCCAAAGAGGCCACTCGATACGATTCGTATCCAGATCCCCGATTCAGGATTTTATACGGTAAGACCTTCGATAAGGTGCTGGCGACAATGTTCAACTTACCCCCTGAGGTTTGTACGGTAGGCGAATGTGTTGTCGTAAATGGGCCAAACTTCTCAAGGATAATGTCCCTGTTTGTTCATCCGGAACTAAGGGGTAAAGGAATTGGTGGTTCCATTATGAGGTTTGCCTTGGATCATGTGGTCACACAAAATGAGGTGTATGTGGAGGCCGATTCTTTCGAAGTGTCCCAATTCCAACTCAAGAAACCACCAATTGATGACGCTGGCCTTAGGAAGTTTTACATGGATTTAGGCTTCGAAGCCGTTCCGGGTCATCCTTTTTCACTTGTTCTGAGGCGCAAGGAGGGCGAATCCTGCACTTGAGTGCAATTCGACGATCCAGGTAAAGCCTATTCCGTTATCGACAACCTTAGGGTTGCGGATTCGAATCGAGCGCATAACCGGTCCGAGATTGACAGGGTTTTCAACGGCGATCCGCCCATGACGGACGCGGAGGCCCTGGAAGCTCACGCGGACACAAACACCAACTTCCTGCAAGGCGCTCGGATCACTTCCGACGCTCGTAGCAAGGTTTACGCGGCCCTTTTGGGCGACGACACCTTGTTCTCGGTAACGCTCAAAAAGGCCCCGGAAGAGTTCCGAAGCCTCTGGGGTCAGTACATCACGACCGAGATTAACGAGCTAATCCGCGGCAACACGGTGTACATCGAGGAGCAGCGCCAGGTCATTGCGTCGCTGATCCTGCACGGTGTCGCCCCCCTCATTTGGGACCATCCGGACCGTTGGTGTCCGTACTTCTCGAGCCTCGAGGATACGAAGTTCCCCGGCCGAACCCTCGTGAGTTTGAGGAACCTGGCCTTCTTCACGGTGTTCCGGCGCTACACCCCCTGCGAGCTGAAGACCAAACTCGAGTCCGCGCCGGCCGGCTGGAACAAGGAACTGGCCAACAAATTGATCGAGGCGGCGGCCAAGCGGGTTCAGAAGACGACCAGCAGCGAGGATTACAACTGGAAGCCGGAACTGTTCACGGAGGACATGAAGGCCAACAGCGCCTACTACTCGAGTGACGTGGTGGCGACGGTCGATACGTGGGAGCTGTACTACCTCGACGACAAAGGGAAGGTTCAACTGCTGGTAATGCCGTGGGACTTTGTGACGCCGCAGGGAGCCGGCGACCCCTCCACGAAGAAGGACTTTCTTTTCCAGAGCAAATCGCCCGTAGCCGATAAGATTTCGGAGGTGCTTTGCCTCACGACGGCCGACGGCAACACCGTCCCGCCGTTCAGGATCGACACCATTCGTTCGCTCGGGTTCCTGCTTTATGCCGTCATCCAACTCGACAACCGGTGTAGATCAAAGCTGTTCGATAGCATCTTCGAACACCTCTCGATGTACTTCAAAAAGGTGGGCGGAGACCCGGACCAAATCCCAGCGTTCCGGATGCACAACTTCGGGATGGTTCCTGATGGGTGGCAGGTTGTACCGAATACTGAACGACACATCATCAACGAATCCCTGGTCGGTGGTGGACTGCAACAGCTCCGCCAGATGATGGGCGAGTTTAGCGCGAGCTTCACCGAAAACCTGAATACCTCCTCGACTAACCCAAACGCAACCGCAACCGAGATTATCGCGAAGGTTAATGCCGCGAGCGCCCTGCTTACGGGAATGCTCACGATGCTCTACCAGAACAAGCGGCAGGAATATAAGGAGATTTGCCGGCGCTTCTGTAAGCGCAATTCCGGAGACGAGGACGTGCAGAAGTTCCAAGAGGAGATGAGCGAGTTGGGTATTCCGGATGACATGATTGATGTTAAGAACTGGCGCATCCGGGTGAACAAACCGATAGGCGGAGGCAACAATACGTTAAGGATGGTCAAGGTGGACAAGCTCATGGGTGCGCGTGGGGCCTTCGACGAAGAAAGCCAACGCGAGATCCTCCGGCAGTTCGCCATTGCCAACACCGACGATCCGGAGTTGGCGACGCAACTAGTGAAGCCTGAGGCCGTCACCGAAAGCACCGCGATTCAGTTCGCAACTCTGGCTATTGGATCTTTGATGCAAGGTGTTCCGGTGATGGAGCCCCCCGGTATTTCCCGTGGTCAGTACACGACAGGGTTAATCAAAGGGGCTGGCGTAATCGTTAAGCGTATAGATGACTCTGGAGGAATGGCTACGCATCAAGAAGTCGTGGGTCTGAGCACGATTCTTAAAGAGGTTTTCGAACAGATCGAAAAGATCAGCCAAGACCCACAAAGGAAGGAAGCCGCCAAATTCCTCAGCGAAGAAGCTGGCAAACTGATGAACATGATAAAGGCATACGCACAGCGCCTCGAGGAGAGCCAGAAGTCCAATGGCGGTCTATCCGGGGCCGACATCGCTGAAATTGAAAAAGTCAGGATCAAGGAGCAAGCGAAGATGGAAATCCTCGGGATGTCGTCGAAGGCGAAGGAGAACCGGAAGGACGAAGCGTTCCAACAGGAAGCCAATCGCCGAATGCAGCAAGCCCAATTGGATGAAGGTATCAAGTTACGCCAACATCAGACTGACCTAGCCATCCAAGACGCCGAAGCCGCTTCCAAAATCAATCGAGGCACATGAACACGCCCATTTTATTTGGAAACCACCGTAGAATTCTGATGTGTGGGAATTGGGTTGAAACTGACAATCCAATCACGGTTCGAACCCAAACTGACGAAGAGAAAGAATCGGCATGGAGAAAGTTAATTGCAGCTCAAATCAAGAAAGGCGGGCTGAAAAATTGGATTCCATGTCCCATGGTTAAATCATGAAAGAAGTTTTCCAAAGGAATAAGGAACGAACCCAATGGCTTGCGGATGTGGTATCTCACCCATTCTTCAAGGAGTCGTGTGTCTTCGCCATCGCCCAACACTCGCGCTTCCTTGGTGACAAGCCAGGCGACGAAGCCCGAATGAAGGGAGGCGTTGAAATCCTCCGGATTCTAGGCGAGCTGCCACTCCAAGAAGAAGTCACTAAAGAGACTCGAAAATTGAATTATGCCGTCTGATACCGAAATCGCAGAGGCACCGTCTATCGGTGATAGCATCTCTTCATTCATGGAGAATAAGCCAGAAACGGCTGAACCTCCAGAGACGCCACCATCCCCCGACCCGGAACCAGCCAAGAGCCCGGAAGAACCCAAATCTGATGAACTCGATTTGTCCGGTGCCGTCGAGGCCAAGAAGCCGGAAACGAAACCGGAAACGGATGATGCCGAATTTGAGCAGTACAACCGGTCACTCGGAGCCAAGCCGGCCAAGTTAGTTCGTCAAGAGCTGTTCAAGACGCGCAAGGAATTTGATCGGCTCAAGTCGGAATTTGAGACGTTAAAATCGCAGCCAAGATCCGATGAGAACCGGGCGGCCCTGGATGCTGCCAAAGCTGAGTTGGAGACGTACCGAAAGAAGATGGCGGACGTTGAGGCGACGCGGGACAAGCTTTCCAAGCAGCTCGCCAAGGTGGACGTGGCTAACTCGCCGGACTTTAAGGAGAGGTACGAGAAGCCTTGGCAACAGGCTCAGGAAGTAGCGGTGAACGAGTTGAGCGGATTCACCAAACAGAACGACGAGGGCGAGGAGGTTGCGATTGGCTGGGATGATTTCGACCCGATTCTCAAGTTGCCCATCAAGGATGCGGTGGAAAAGGCCAAAGCGATACTGGGGGACAACTGGGAGATCGCCATCACTCACAGGCGAAACATCCTGAATGCAAAGAAGGAATATCGCGAAGCCTTGGAACGGCACGAGGCGGAATCTCAAAACCTGGCGGTGGAACGTTCCAAACACGAGGCCGCCATGACTCAACTGTTCGAATCCGAAACCAAGCGCCTCCAAAGTGAGTACCCGGATATTTACACGCCGGATTCAAATAACCCCCGTGAAAAGGAGCAGTTCGAGAAGGGATCTAAAATTGCCCAGGCCGCAATTTTTGGACTGACTGGTCTTACTCCAGAGGCTCGGATCAAATCCGCCGCAATTGCGTTCGGGCGGGCAGCTAATTTCCCAATTCTAGCTATCCGCAACAATGATCTTAAAAACGAGAACGCTCGTCTTACAAAGGAGATTGAGACGCTAAAAAACGGGTTGCCAGGCGGCGGGTCTGGCAGCAGCAATGGTGATTCCGGGAGTACCGAAGAATCCCTTGAAGCCTCAATGGAAAGTTTCAGAAGTGGAATAAGGAGATAATCATTATGCCATCAGCATTACCAATTCCAGCGTGTTGGGAATGCCGGCCATGCGCCGGCAGTGGAAGTAGTGGCGGTAGTACGCCAGCGCCACCGGCACCGGTGGAGGTAATCAACGTCCCGTTGGTAGCCAACATGGCCGCCATAGCTCCCTATGATGGACTCAAGGAGTTCAACGTCCGCGGTTGGATGACCATAACCGATGGCATGGGAGGATCTTGGTTATACTGGCCAGAAGAAACTGCTGCGGCAGATGGGTACTACACGGTGGCTCCGCCGTCAGGATCAGGTCGCTACATCAAAAACGTCTAATGGCTGAACCAAGAGCCAATCGAGTCTTTGATGGTGTCCGGACACTCGAGTCCGGAATTGATTCCTCGCGTTCACCCTACCTAATCAACCCGCAGTGCTCGGCCTTTGCGGTTAATGTAACCTTTCGTGGAGACCATCCAAGGACACGACCGGCATGGATGCGACGAGCGATTCTCAACATCCCGCCAGGTTACTTTCAAGGAGCCAGCTTTTACAGGGCCGACAACGGCATCAATCAAATCGTGTTATCGGTCGGTGGTCGGCAATACTCGATAACTCCCGATCAGAAGTGGTTCCTACGAGACCTAACCATTGACCCGAACTCAGCCATCCTGAAACACGCCTACTTCGTGCAGGCCGAGAATTATCTGGTCATGAATGACGGCCAGGCACCGCCCTGGATTTACGACGGCACATCGGCCCGACGTGCTGGCGCTGGCGAGATTACCACTGGAACCGTAGCCGCCTACGCCAATGGACGAATCTGGTACGCGGTAGCCAAAGGCACAGCCTACCGGGCTGGAGATTTGGTTCGGTCATCCTCCGGAAGCCAGACCTACGCTTATCGCGATGCGGTCATAAAGCTCACCGAGAACAATCTGCTGAATGGCGGTGGTGATTTCAGTATCCCGAACTCGTCGGGAACGATCCGAGCCATGGGGATTCCGGCTACGCTGGACACCTCTCTAGGGCAGGGTCCTTTGCAGGTGTTCGCCGATAACGGCTCATTCTCGGTGAATGCTCCGGTGGATCGGACGCAGTGGCAGGACACCATTGACCCGATTCAGACGGTGAGCGGGTTAGGTGGAGGCGCTGTCGGTCATCGAGCAATGGCGTTGGTCAATGGCGACATCTTCTATCGGTCGGATGATGGCATTCGAAGCTTCTTCACCGCGATGCGTTCTTACTCCGATAGCTGGGCTAACACGCCAATCTCCGATGAGTTGAAGCGAGTGATGGATAGCGACAATGTGTACCAGCTCGATTCGGAATCGTGCGTTCTCTTCAACAACAGGTTCTTTTGTACGGTGTGGGGGCAGAATAGTACGAGTGGGGTGTATCACCTCGGCGTGGTCTCCATGGATTTCGACCCTGTGTCGTCCCTCCGGGACAAGCAGCTCCCGCGGTGGGAAGGGGTGTGGACTGGGCTCAATATCCTTCAACTGGTGGTCGGGAAGTTCGGTGGCATCAGCCGGCTGTTCGCCATTGTCCTTTCGAAGTCCGGGAGTGTTTACGGATACAATGCCTACGGAGGTTACACCTACGGTGGTTTCGAACTGTGGGAACTCGACGAAAACCAGTTGCTCGATAACGCGCAGGTTCCCATTTCATGCGCCTACGAGTCGCCGGGTTTGTTCCGGGACGGTTTAGTCAATCTGAAGAGCATCGAGACGGCTCGAATGTTCGCTTCGAACATCAGTGGCACGGTCCAGTTCTCGGTGAGTTATCGTCCGGACTATTACGCGCTGTGGGTGCCGTGGCATTCCTGGAGTGTGTGTGCTTCTGGCGATCAGTGCCAAGAGGGGGAATGCCTGACTGGTGAGGCGGCCCAGTTGCAGTATCGCCCGAGAATGGCGTTACCGACGCCAGCGGTGTCGTGCAACGGGTCCACGACGCTGCCCATGAACCTCTTTTATCAGATGCAATACCTCATCGAGTGGGTGGGGCCATGTACGCTGAACCAGTTCCGCATCGACGTGAAACAGGAACTCGATCCGCCGTATGGCGATTGTCCGACCGAAGAACCTTGTCGGACGCTCACGGGATGCTCCCTACTACCGTCAATCCAATACCAGATTTGAATTTATGGGCCTAGCCAACAATAACGTCACGGTGAGTTTCGATTCGGGATTACCTGGGGAATGTACTCCGGCAACCCTTTCGGCTCTGACGGCGCGTCTGACGGAATTGGTTGCTACGGATGTTTCGGCTGAAGGTAACAGGAGCTTCTACAACTTTGGAGATATGACACCAACACCAGAAAACCAGGTTTATCCGTGGCTCAGGACGGTCGGAGGTTACCCCGACAACTGGTACATCTACGTGGACGGCGCGTGGCGTCCGGTCAATCCAAGTCGAATCTGGTACTGCGGTTCTACTGGCGGGTCGGTCAATGCCTACACGGCTAACACGATTGAAACCTACTCGAGCACTACTGCGCTCACGGTTGGTAATCACTTCACGGCGGTCATCAACATCACGAACACGGATGCGACCACTCTGGCTTTGAATGGACTTCCCGCGGCACCTGTGACGGATGGACTAACCGCGCTAACTCCTGGTCAATTAAAGCAGAACAGTGCTTATATTTTCCTGTGGGATGGGACGAGGTTCAGGGTTCTTAACCCGAGCGCACCGGTTCCGGAAAAGGTTACGGTCGCACAGTTTGTGTACCAAGTATCCCCCCCTGGCACTACGGCGGCAACCATTCCGGCAGGAGTTAGTACGACCGTTCCTTTTTCAACTGAGGTTCAATCCCAGACGTGGGCTTCGTTGGGTGGAGGTGGAGCGGTAACGTTGCAACCAGGAAATTACCAGATAACCGCTACGTTAGGAATCCAAGACAATGATACAACTGGTGGAGGTAATGGTCAGTACGCGATTCTGAACGGAAGTACGGATTTGAACTGGCAGGACTTCGTTATGAACAACGTTGACGATAGCACCAATGTTACTGTCGTAGCGTTCATTTCTGTTCCTACAGCCGCTACCGCTTCAATCACTGCCAGAATCTTACTAAGCGCCGTAGGAAATGGTAAATACTCTGCTGCGGTTGGTGCTACTCGCGCTGAGCGGTTGGCGTCACTCACAATCATGAAGTTACCATGATTCTTACCCTTGCCTCCATTCAGCAGAGCAGCATCCCAAAGGTGCTTAACCTCTGCCCCACCGATCCTCGACTGATTCAGTTCGTCAACGAGTCGGAAGAACGCCTGATGTCCACCAAGAAGGATTGGATTGGCACCTGGCAGACCGCCCGCTTCGTGATTACCGATGGGTGTATCTCCTGGCCGCGTGGGGTGTTGGAGATCCGGCAGGCCAAGATTTGCGGCACTCCGATGCTAATGCGGAATTCCTGGTACGAGTACGTCCAGTCGGTCGGTGAACCTGGAGAGGCTTCGAACACGGGGAACTTCCTGGTGCTACAGGACAACGATTGGAGCCCCGTGGTAAACAACGTCTCGAAGTTGGGTAACGTGATTCGATTCTTTCCTGGAGACGCTAGTGATGTTGGAAAGCGTGTTCTCGTTCAAGGCTACAACACCAACCATGTGTTCGTGCGCTCTCAAGATGGGGCTACGTGGGTGGATGGTGAGTACGTCACTCTGGCGACACCGTTCGTCGAGACGGTCAATACGTGGTATGCCGACGGAATCACCGGAATCCAGAAGGACATCACCAACATGCCGGTGACCATGTTCGAAGTCGGACCTGATGACACCACGACGGAGATGGCAACCTTCGAACCGGACGAGTCTTATCCGAGATTCAAACGCTCGAAGATCATCAACTTCGAGTGCGTGCTGCGTCGGGTCGGAGGTGGCTGGGGTGCTTTCGTTATGGAATGCATAGTCAAACGGTCGCATATCCCGGTGCGGGTTCCCACGGACTACCTCGTGCTCCAAAACCTGTCGGCCATCAAGGCGGCGTGCTTGGCGGTCAAACGAGACGAGGACGAGGGGCCAGGAGCGGGACTGCAACTCATGGACTCGGCGCAGAAGTTACTCCGTGGAGAACTCGAGAACGTTTTGGGACGCAAGGTTCACATTACCTCGGATTATCACGGGGGAAGACCTTTCTACAAAGGTGTGATGGCTGGAATGAGGTGATTTATGGGATACGCTGGAGCTATTGTCGGTGGGTTGATGCAACTGGGGAGCGCCTTCACGGGTGCGCGGGCGGCCCGGCAACGCCGCAACCAGTTGGAAGGCATTGCCGCGACTCCGGGTCTCGATACTGGTGCCATTACGAGTGAGGCATTGGGAGCACAGGAGACGGCCTTTGGGCCTGCCTCGGCATTGACAGACAAGATCAACCGCTTCAACACCGACCAACGGCAAGGGCTCCTCGATGACTCAATTCCGGGTTACACAGCCAGGAAACAGCAATCCTCGGATTTGATTGATGCAATGCTGCGCGGGGATGTTCCGCAGGATCTTCAGGACGCTCTGTGGAACAGCAATGCCGGTCAGGCTCTAAGCAAAGGGGTCCAAGGTTCACCCTTCAGTTTGTATGGTGGAGCTAAAAAGTTCTTCGATAAGTCTTACGAGCGAATGCTTCAAGGTTTGCAGGAGAGTTCCCGGTTCAATCGTGAGACTGCTGGGTTGGAAATGCCGGACGTGGTAAGCATTGCTCAGTACCTCGGGTTGTCGCCTCAGGAACTCATGAGTGTGCGCGGCGGCGAGCGTTCGGAGCGAATGCGGTGGCAGGCGGCGGCGGCTGGTGCGCCTCAGGGTTCGGAAGTGTGGGCGAAGTACATGAACGACGTGGGTGGCACAATCGGTGGCATGGGATTGTCCGAAATAATGTCTCGGCCTTCGTTTACTCCTTCGGACCCTCGAGTGATGGGAGAATGATTTTATGGGTGCAAATCCTTTGGAGTATTTGGATTTCGGAGGTGCGCTCCGCGGCGGGTTCCAGCTTGGGTTGCAGGTCCAGCATCAGCGCGACCAGCGGAAGGTTGCCGAGATAGCTCAGGCCGACCGGGCGATGCGCTTGGAGATCGAGCGCCAACAGGAGAACCGGATGCGGGAGCATTACCGGCAGATGGACGATGCGCGGCGGGCGATGGAGCAGGAAAAGGCCGAAACGCAGAAGGCCTCAGTGGCATTCATCATGGACTCAGCCAGTCCAGAAAACCCTGGTAAAACAGACTTGGAGCGGACTGCGTGGGCTATTCAGCGGAATCCAAAGGCACATCAGGCCCAATTTGGGGTTGCCGGGTTGATGGATAATGATCCGGAGGAAAAAGAGCCCATAGTTAAGCTGAAGGATGGTAGAGAGCTTATCCGGAGTGGGTGGGATGTTTTACCACCACCTCAGGCGGAAGAGGAAGTTCCGGAGACTAAATTCAATTCTCAAGGTATCCCATTCATTCGAAACGATAAGGGAAAATGGGTTCAACCTACTGGAGCACAAAAGATCAGTGAAGCTTACCTAGCTGAGCAGAATAAAAAGAAGTCTCTAGAAGCTTCGCTTAAGTCTCTTAAGGCTCAACAGGCTAAGGGTGTGGAGAAGGTTGGTACATACGGATTTCGACGACCGATTCTAGAGGCTATCAACGATAAGGAAGAACAACTGTTGGAAATCACGCGGAAGAATCAACCGAAGAGCCGAGGTAAGACTTCGCCACCTCCGGGTTCTCCACCACCTCCAGCAGCGACGAATGCGCCAAAGCAAAAGATTACCCGAGAGAAGGCGAAGGAGTTTTGGGATAAAGCCTTGAGCCAGGGGTATCCCTCGAATCTGACCAAAGAACAGCAGCGTGCTTATGTGCAACAAGCAGCTCAGAAAATGGCGGAGGATGGGGGGTATGAATTCTAATGCCAAACGTCTTCGATGAGTTCGACATCGACACAAAGCCGGCTGGAAACATCTTCGATGAATTCGAGATGCCGGATGCAGCTCCTCTGGACTTTTCCAAGCCACCGGCTACTGCGGGTCCACAGCCCAATTGGGAAGATGAGCCAGCGCCGGAACCGGACGAATTCTTCATTGGCCAAGAAGTCAGGGGATTCGGCAGAGCATTAAAGCGTGGTGGTGCGAATCTTGAGCAGGCCAGTAACATTCTGGAGCTTAGTGATCGTGCCACTGCGATAGACCTAGCAACGGCTCGTATCAAAGAGGCCGTAGAGTCTGGGGATGAAGTAGAGGCTGCTGGAGCGAGGGCATTTCTGAAGAAGAATAGCGGCACTTTCCTTCCGTTGTACCAAAAGATTGCCACTCAAGAGGAGAAGATCCGTTCGATACCGCAGTCCCCGGACATGGCCAATCTCCACACGGATTTCTGGCGCACGTTGGCAACGAATCCAATCGAGGTTATTGCCACAGTTTCAGCCGAGAGTTTGCCGGTAGCAGCGCCAGGCATGATTGCAGGCAGTCTCCTGGGAGGACCAGCCGGAGGATTCGCCGGAGGTTTTGTGGGGTCCTATGCGGTGGAATACGCCAACATCCTGATGGATCAGGTTCGGGTGGCTAACAATGGAGTTGTAACTCCTGAAGGAATCCAAGCGGTATTCGAGAATCCGGAACAGTTGGCGTCTTTCAGGAAGAAGGCTCTGATTGGTGGACTACCGGTAGCGTTCTTTGATGGCTTGTCGTTCAGTATCGCCGGCAGAAACATTAGTGCAGTAGCCAGGAGAAACGCTGAAGCGATAGCAAAAAAGGCTGGTCTGAAGTCTGTACAACCAACCCTAAAAGGGGCTGGTGTTGGCCCTACCGTTCGGGCAGGTGTCCAAGACATCGGAGAGCAAGGCTTGTTTGGTGGCATTGGTGAAACGGGTAAGCAGCTTGTCACCGAAGGGGAAATCACAAGCGTTCCGGACATCGCTCTCGAAGTCGTGGCGGAATTTGGAACTGGTCCGTTTGAAATCGCATCGAACGTAGCCGAGGCAAGAGCGGAACAACCTCCGGTCATTAAGGCTCCCAAAGCTTCGAAAGGCGGCGAGAAAGTCGGATCGCAGGCAGAAACCGACGCCGCGTTCGAAGCCAGCAAAGAGAAGGAAAAGGCCGACGCTAAAAGGGCTGCCGAAACGGCGGCCAAAGGTGGTGCCATCGTCACGTTCACCACGAAGGACGGTAAGCCCGGCAGCATGTCGGTGCCGCAAGGCAAGAGTCAGGCGGACGTGCTCAAGATGGTGGAGAAGATGGGCGGGAAGAACCCCAAGGTGGTGGTGATTCCTCCCATGACCGGCACGCCGGCTCCGGAAGCCACCGCCGCGGCAAACAATACCGCAGCATCGGCAGAACTAGTTCAGGGGTTCGACGAGTTGGCTGACGAGAAGCACCCCAGGTCAACTCTGTACGTTCCCGATGGTACTCCAGCGGATCTTATCCCGCCGGAGATGAGTTCAACGCCGGTGAAGGGCGGGTTCCTGCTACATAACCCGAAGAAAAAGAAGGCCGCGACACCGAAGCCGACTCCTACGCCCGCGCCTGCACCTACGCCATCGCCTACTCCAAAACCTCCCGCACCGCCTGCACCTCCTGAAGCTGCTGCACCTCCTGAACCGGAGCCGGAGATTGAGGAGCAACCCCCAGCGGAACCAGAACCTCAGCCAGAGCCACCAGCCCCAGCGCCGGCTCCCGCGCCTCCTACGGCACCTCCCGTTGTTGATGAAGGGCCTACGATAGCGCCTCCAGCGCCGACTCCTCCGATTTCCGAGCCCGGTGATTTAGGTGGGGCTCCGCCCCTAGTGCCGCAAGGCCAGGATGAAAAGATACCCACAGCGGACACCGAGGCTCAACCGGAGCTACCTGATGGAACGTCATTGTTGAAGCCAGACCAAAATGTCAACGATGGTATTCGGTTAGCCAAGGAGACACATGGTAAGTGGAAGGTTATAAATGATGGTGGTTTTCTTATCGGAATTGGAAACACACCTAATGAAGCAATTCAGGATTTCTTACGGGTTAAGGCGGAGTATGACGCTACCCAAGCGCCAGCCCCGGCTCCCCCTGCACCGCCACCGGCCGAGCCAGAAGTCAGTCCAGAAGTCGAGGCGTCGTTTAACCTAGCCGATTGGGTGAAGGACCGGCTCAAAGCCGACCAGCCGTTCACCGCGCAGGAGCTTTACAATAAAGCTGCCGAGAAGTTCGGATCGAAAATGTCCGAAGGGAAGTGGAGCGCCAAAGACGCTACCGATGCCATGGAACTTGGCGTCAACCGGTACATCCGAGAGAACGACGTTACTCCAGAATCGCTCCAAGCATTGCTCGACAAGCTTCCGACTCAAACCCGTCGAACAGGGGAACAGGAAGAGTTTCAGCAATTCTCGACTCCTCCTCCCTTGGCCTTCGCCGCGGCCGAGGCTGCTGGAATTGTTCCTTCAGACGTGGTTCTTGAGCCGTCCGCAGGTCTTGGCGGGTTGGCTACGTTCGCTCGAAAGGCAGGCGCTAAGGTCATCGTCAATGAACTGAGCCCGCGCCGACGCGCCTTGCTCGAGCGCGAAGGGTACGACCAAACCTTTGGAGAGAACGCGGAACAAATTCACAACGTCCTTCCGGATGACGTGAAGCCGACGGTGGTGTTGATGAATCCGCCGTTCTCGGCTACGGCCGGTAGAATTCCAGGTCAGAGAAAGACAGCGGTCGGTGCTCAACACGTCAGTCAGGCATTGGCCCGTCTTCAGCCTGGTGGACGCCTAGTAGCTATCGTCGGGGAAGGGATGGATCTGAATGCGCCGGCATTCCAAGGATGGTGGAGAGACATCCGGAGGCAATATGACGTGCGGGCCAACGTCTGGCTAAGCGGTAAAAACTACGCCAAGTACGGAACCACGTTCCCCAATCGGCTCCTCATCATCGACAAGAAACCCCCTGGCGGAATTGATCCAATCACCGGGGAAGCACAGACCGTTAATGAACTGCGCGAGATGATCGCGCCCGCAAAAAGGACCTATGCACAACCAGATAGAGGAACTCAACCAGAGGCCCCTAAACCTCCACGCCCTGGAACTCCTGGACCAACTGGAACCGGGGGAGGTGCCCCCATTCCAGGGGGTGTTCGCCCTGATGCTATGGGCGAGGGACGAAAACCAAGTGAAATTCCAGGTCGAGCGCCCGCAGATGCTGGAGTCACACCTCCTGGAACTGATGCAATCACCGAACCAGCCCCAGACGTACCAATACCTGGAACAAAACCTGAACCC